AGATGATCAGGATGAGCAGGATGACCCCGACGATCCCCATCCCGCCGTAGCCAACGCCATAGCCGCTCGTCCACGGCGCGCCCCAGTAGGGGCCGCCGACGCCGCCGACAAGAAACAGGATCAGGATGACGACGAGGATGGTTGGGAGCAGGGGCATGGGCGCTACACCGGGTAGTAGGGAATCAGGCGCGGGCCGACGCCAGGAATGTTGACCGTGATGTAGCCGTCCGGGGCCTCGGGGAGCCCTCCTGCGCGGCCAGAACCGCCCGTGTGGTTCGCGATCGCGCCCATCTGTGCGCCGAGAGCCGACTCCGCGATTGCGCTGAGCCGCGTCGACACTTCGGCCAACGACGGAGTGATGCCCGCTGTCGCTCTATAGAGGTGGCCGAGCTGGACGTTGCCGTTTTGCAGCGTCGAGATGAGCGTCTGAAGCTCGCCGCCGAGGACATCTTGTGCTGGCAATTGAGGGGCTCCCGCCAAACGCCGAAATCGCCGTGCTCGCGCGCGGCGGCGTCTAATCGGGCTGCCCAGCCGGATGAGGGGGAAAATACTCCCAAATCAGCGCTTGGCTAGCGCCTTTAGTTGCGCCCGTCCGGCGCGAACCGGAATTTGATCCCGCCCAGCCGCACGAAGGACCCCGTGTCGTTGCCCTGAATCAGCGCGAAAAAGTAGCGCCCGCGACAGCGCGGTTCGAAGGCGCCGGTCGCGTTGGTGACGACGAAAGGACCGTACGGAATCCACGTCTCCTCCGGATCGTCGGGATACTCAGCGGTGTAGAGCGTGATCTGAACCTGGGCGCTGACGCTCTGCGCTTGCTGCCAGCGACGCCAGCGAAAGTCGGGGATGCATAAATCGACAAAAACTTTGTCCTCGCCCTCGGTCAGCATGAAGAAGCCGGTCTGGATCATCCAGTTGATCGGCTGGCCATTGGCGTCCATTCCCATCTCGTGCTGCATGATCAACGAGTTCGCGCCGTCGGACGTGATCATCGCCGAGATCGGGTGGCCGAAGATATTTTGGTCGATCCATGCGGAGATGCGGATCGGCGTCGGCACGGGCTGGCCGTTGACCACCGAAGCGCCGAGCATGCCTTGCTGGGGGATCGAGAGCGAATAGTCCCACTCTCCGGTGACCGTATTGTATTTGACCCAGCTGTCGTTCTCGCCGCTCGCGCTCGCCATCGACGGGAAGTGGAAGGTGACTTCGTCGTAGCCTGAATTGGCGGCGCCTCTGATGTGAGGGAAGTAGATATAATTGCCGTAGTTGTCGCGCTTGTTGTTCAGGTTCTTGATGATGACGTCCCAGACGTCGCACTGGAGCCGCTGCACGGCCCCGTTGGTGTACATCCAGAAGGCGTCGCGGCTCATCCAGAAGACCATGGGGCCGTAGACGGCGATGGCGCCCTTGGCGAGGAGTCCGCAGCCTTGCGCGACCTCGTTGAAGCCGAAGACGTTCGGGTAGCCGACGTAGGCCATTGTCCAAACCCCCACGTCGGTCCACAGCATCGCTTGCTGCGGCCCTTGGATTCCGCCGACGATCTTGCTGCCGCGCGTCAGGCGAAAGGTCCCGGCCTGATTGCTCACCGCTGCGGTCCAGACGTTGTAGTTTGCGTTGTCGCACCATGCGACGAGCATCGGGTCTTGGATCTGCCCCGTGCTCGCGCCGTAGGCGATGATTTGCTGCTCGGGCATTCCGATGAAGAAGCCGGTGACTTGGCTCGGCCCGTTGCCGATTCTCTGTGTGTTCTGGATGCCGCTGATCGGGTCCCACGCGAACAGCGGGCCGTTCGTCGCGTTGGAGATCAGCTGCGATCCCCAGTTGGCGAGGCTCCAATCGTCATTGGAGACCGCGCCGAATCCACCCGTCCCGGGCGGCGGCGGATATGGGTTCGCGACCAACGGGACCGGCTGCGCTCCGGAGCCCCAGCCACCGACGCCCCAACCGCCGACGCCCCAGCCCGAGTTCGGCAGAAGCGGCGCTTGGGTGACCCAGTAGATGATCTGCGGCGCGCCCCCCAAATTGCCCTCCCAATTGGAGCTGATGTTCGGGCAGGACTGCTGGGCGAAGATGATGAAGTTGTTCGCGTCGATGACTTCTTGGACCGTGTAGTAGCCCTGAAGCGTGATCCCCCCGGTGGGTGTCGGCACCGGAACGGAGAAGGTATTGCCAGCCGCGAATCCATGAGCGGTGAGCGTGACCTTGATGACTTCGCTGTTGGCGGCTTCTGGGTAGAATGCCGCAACGCATGGCGCCGGGACAGCGGAGGCCGCCGTCAGCGCATTGAAGGGCAGCTGAATTGTGTATTGCTGAGCCGTCAGCGCCGACACAATCGGGAACGCCCCGAAGATGACGATGCCGCCGACCGCGACATGGCATTGGATCTGGACTGAGCTGTAGTTGTTGATCACAGCTTGCGGGTCGTAGATCGTTACGATCGGCGAGTTCGCCGCCGTCGTGAAGGTCTGCCCCGAAGTGCTCAAGGCATATTGCGGCGAGATGTCTTGCCTCGACGGGTTGCCCCCCTGCGTCGAGGTGAAGACGCTGAGCCCCGCCGTCCCGGCCGCAGCAAGATGGTTGAAAAGATTGACGTCCGCCCAGGCGCAAAGCGCGCGCGTGAGGCCCGCGATCGTCTGGTTGCCGGGGCCGCCGCTCATTCCGAGGTTCGAAAAGAAATTCATCCAGCCGCCGAACTTCTCCGGCAGGCCGCCGCGCCAGCGGATCAGGTTCGACGCGACGACGTTCGCCGACAACAGCGTCGGGGTTTGCGCCACCTTAACTCCGGGCATGATCTTGACGGTCTGGAAGGGCGTTTAAGCCTCCTCTATCCCGCAGCGGGCGACTGCGTCGGCGGCGGCGAGCTGTAGGACGACATCGCCGCCCAGCCGAGAAACCGCTTCCGCATCTCCTCGCTATTCGCCGAACTCAGGAGCGTCTGGAACTGGGTCTCCCAGCTCACCGCGCTGCGCGGGTCGTCGGCCTGCGCCCCGAAGTTATGGCGATAGCCCATCGCCGAGACCATGGCGGCGGCGAGGAAGAGATCGGGCAGCCATTGCGTCAGGAACGTCGTCTGCGTTCCGTCGGCAGGCAGCGCCTCATAGAGCGGGACCGGCCGACACTTGCCCTGGATCATGAAGGAATAGGCTTGGTCAGGGGCGGGGCCGAAGATGAGCGCCTGATCGCTGAGCGGCGCGAAGCGGATCGGCCGCCCGAACACTCCCGGGGCCGGAAAGAGGCCGCTGTAGGCCGCGTCGATGTAATCGACCGAGGACGGGACGCATGGCTCTCCGCCGACTGTCGGCGCTATGCCTGTCGGCGGATTCGGCGTCGCGGTGACAGGCTCGACCGTGACGCGCTCGACGATGAGGATTTGCTGCGCCGGACTCGGGCTTGCGAACGTGGCGAGAGAGGCCGCGAAGCTCTGCGTTCTCGTGTAGGGGGTCATCGGAAACCACTGCCGCGTCTCCGCGTACAGGAGGTCCAGCTCGCGATAGCAGCGGTTCTCGGCATAATCGACGATCGTCGGTAGGATGGCGACGAAGTTCGGGTCTTTCACGTTGGCGTTGGGCACGACCATTTCGAGCGCGAGCGCGGTTTGAAAGCTGGCGTAGGTGTAGCTCACTGGGCCGCCTCCAAAGTTTCGACCCGGCCCGCCAGCGTCTGCACCGCCTTGACCAGCGCGGCGACCAGCGGAACCAAGTCGAGCCCGTCGTAGCCGTCTTTCGGGCCGGGGATGAAGGCGGACGGGATCAGCGGCGCGACTTCGTCGGCGATCAGCGCGAAATCGAGATGGCGGGGCTCGGCGTCGGGATGCAGCGGCGTCCAGTCGCATGCGTAAACCGGCAGGGTTTTGAGGATCGCCAAGGCGTCCGCCGCCGGTTCGATGCTCGACTTGCGCCTTCGATCCGAGCCGGTGGTCGAGATGTTGCCGTTGAAGGTATTGTCGATGTACATCGCCGTTTGACCGGCGACGTTGGTCTGCCAGCCGAAGCCAATAATGTTCGCAGTGTAGGATGCATAACGAATGCCATAACCATTAACGAGATTGAGACTCCCATCCGCTCGGAACTCAAATCCAGCCGCCCAAGTATTGAAGACTCCTCCCGCATTGCCATTCGCCGACACAGCCAACGTAGCGCCAATCGTCGTTGAATACAGCACGCCCCCGCAGCCATTCGCAACGTAAGTCCACCCATTCGCACTTGGAAACGTATTGGTTGCGATATTTTGAGCCGTGAGCGCATTGCCAAACACCAGACCATTCTGCGTACCGGCAGGCGCCGCTCCGCCCGCGCTAATCACACCATCGGCTACAAGCGATTGCGAGAACGTCGCGGTTCCGGTGGCGCGGGCGATGGTGAGCGGCGTGCCGAGGACCGCCCCGGTGTCGTCGAAACGCTGGATGGTGAAATTCGACCCGGCGTTGGAGCCGCTCTCGGCGGTGATGTCGCCAAGGGTCAAATCCCAGCGCAATTTGTTGGTCATATAGGCGAGGATCTGGCAGCGATCGCCGGACGCCGGTTTCGTCAAGATGAGGTTAGCGTCGGCGGCGGCGGGCGCGATGGTCAGCTCGCCGGTCAGCGTTCCGCCAGTCAGGGGCAATTTCTGGTCGGAATATTCCTTGGTCGCCGCGCCGAGCGCCGCCGTAGGGTCGGCATTGAGAACGAGCGAGCCGGTCAGCGTCCCGCCACTCAACGGCAACTTGAGATCCGAATATTCCTTGGTCGCCGCGCCCAACGGCGCTGTCGGATCAGCGTTAAGGATGAGCGGCCCAGTGAGAGTCCCACCCGACAAAGGCAGGAAAGCACTGCTGCCGATCGCGCCGCTGCTCCATTTGGCCCCATCCCACTCCCAAGAGACGCCGTTGGGCGCGGTGAAGACTTGGTTGGTCGTTGGCGAGGCTGGAAAGTCGAGAGCCATCAGCGCGCCCCCTCCAACGCCTCGATCCGCGCCATCGCCTCTTGCAGCGCCTTGGTCAGCGTGGCGATCACGGTCCACGGATCGGGGCTCTGGATGATGCCGGGATCGTCCTTCACGCCGGTTGCGGCGGTCGGGATCAGCGCCTCTTGCAGCTCATGGGCGAGGAAGCCCCAACGCTCGTCGTCGTCGGCGGTGAAGGGGGGATAGTCGGCATGGGTGTAGCGAATCGGGCGCAGCGCCTTTGTCATCTCCCAAGTCGAAGGAAGGCCCGCGATGTCCTTTTTGGCGCGGTAGTCCGAGACAACGGCGATGCCTTGGCCCGCCGTGCCGTCGATATGGTAATAGAGGGTTGGGCTTTCCCACTCGAAAGTCACGTCATGCCCGCCGCCGCCAATCGCCAGTCTTGCCGCCGCGCCCCAACCGTTGCCGGGGCCGCTGTACATTCCATTGTTGTAGACGGCGCCGGTGGTGACGGTTCCGGCGACGCCCAAGTTCGCGGCGGCGCCGCCTCCCGTGCTGTACATGGAGAAGGTGACGTTGGATGGATTGTAGTCGATCCAGCCGCCCTGAATGGAAAGGTTGCCACCGTTGGTGACGAGATTGCTGCTCGCAATAACACTACCAACAGTAATTAAATTACCGCTAGCATCCCAGTAACCACGAGTATTAGAAAAATTAGTCCCGTCGCCATACGCATTGCCAAAATAAAGAGTATTACTGAGATTGATCATCCCGACACAACTGCCTGGATTTCCCGCATATGATCCAATAAAACCACCATTGGCGGCAGCACCGTAAGTCACAAAATTATTATTGACTTGAAGTAGACCAGTGACGGTTCCACCAGACAATGGCAGATAAGAGCCGAACGCTATCGGCCCCGCGCTGGAGCCGTCTATGTAGCCGGTGAGTGTATTTCCGGCCCAGCCGAAGCTGATGACATTGCCCGAATGTTCGCTATAAACGACCCCGCCATTAACGCCGAGATTTGGCGCGGTCAGATTGCCGGTCAGCGTCCCGCCGGTCAGAGGCAAATAATTGCCGAGGCTTGCTGAGACGTTCGCCGCCGTCTGGAAGCCCGAGGGGTTGGAAGCCGCATAGCGAGAAGTATCGACCGGGTGGACGTGGTCCGACCGCGCCCATGTGGTCCCGGTTCCGACTGCCGCCGTCCCGTCCATCAACGGCGTCGTGGACGAGGCGGCGGGGATCGCGGCGTTCATCTGCCCCAACGACACGGGATTGAGGTTCGCCGTGGCGTTGCCCGACAGCGTCAGCGGCCCGGTCAGCGTCCCGCCACTCAGCGGCAGATACTCGATGTTGTTTAAGTTGTTGGCGATCACCCACTGTTTCGAATTGCCGTCATCGTAGAAGGTGTACAGCTGCCCACCGACGCTATCCCACCAGAGTCCCCCGGCGGCAGGCGAAGCGGGCGGCGAATCGCCGATAAACACGATTGCTGAACCCGGCGTCGGCGGCTCCGCTGGCACGAACAGCAGCTGATCGCTGCCAAGTTTCGCCAGATTCCCTGCATCGGTGGAGATCGCGGTCGGCCCCGCTGGTCCTGCCGCGCCAGCGGCCCCGGGTGCGCCGTCATTCCCCGGCGGTCCCTGCGGGCCTGCCGGACCTTGCGCCGCCCCGAGGTCGACCCAGCCGCTCGATGCCATGGAGAGGCCGACGTAGCACCACACATGCTCATTGACGCTGTAGAAGAGCGCCTGACCGATCCCCATGGTCAGCTGGCTCGGCGGCACGCCTGGGGCGTCCCAATTGATCGGGATGACGCCATCCGGCGGCAGATTGGCGGGCGTCTGCGAGGCGCCGAACTCGCCGACGATGATCGCGCTCTGCCCCGAAGTGCCAGCTGGCCCTTGTGGCCCCTGTGGGCCTGTCAGGCCCGTGTTGCCGGTCGAGCCTTGAGACCCCGCTGGGCCTGCCGGACCAACCGACCCTGTCGGGCCTGTCGGGCCTGATGGACCTGTCCCACCCGTCGGGCCTGCCGATCCTGCCGGTCCCCCAGGACCGACCCCCCCCGTTGGACCCGGCCCACCGTCATTCCCCGGCGGCCCTTGTATGCCTGCCGGTCCTGGGGGGCCGACAGCATTGCCGAGATTCGTCCAGCCTGCGGCTGAGACCGACGTCCCGACATAGCACCAGATCGCGGTCGTGTTCGTGTCAACGAGCGCCTGACCGAGCTGCATCTGGATGTTGGTCGGCGGGTTCCCCGCTGAGTCCCAATTGATCGGGATGAAGCCGGATGGCGGCAGCGCGGATGGGGCCTGGGTCGTGAAGGTGCCGACGATGATCGCCGACTGCGCGGCAGGCCCAGGAACGCCCTGATTGCCTTGTACGCCCTCAACGCCTTGTGTCCCTTGCGGACCATCGATGCCCTGCGGCCCCACGTCTCCCTGCTGTCCTGGGACGCCCTGCGGGCCTTGCGGACCCGTGGGGCCAGATAGCCCCTGCGGCCCCGCGCTCCCCTGCTCCCCTCCCCCGCCGGTCGCGCCCGCCGGACCCTGGATGCCTTGCGGCCCTTGAACCCCCGCCGCCCCCGGCGGCCCTTTCACGACGCCGAGGTCGACCCAGCCGACCGGCGTGTAACCGACCCCAACGTACTCCCAGATTTCGTCGGTCGGGGTGTAGAGCAATGCCTGCCCGAGCTGCATCTGAAGCGGGGACGGCGGATTGCCAGCGCTATCCCAGTTCGCCGGGATCAGGCCGCTCGGAGGCAGAAGCGCGGGGGCCTTGGTCGAGAAGCTGCCGACGATGATCGCGGTCGTCCCCGGCGGCCCGGTGAGGCCAGGAACCCCTTGGTAGCCTTGCGGGCCTTGGATGCCCTGCGCACCGGGCGCGCCTTGCTGCCCGGTCGACCCAGCCGGACCCAGCGGCCCTGGCGGACCGGGAATCCCCGCGAGCGCCGTCCAGATCGGATCGTTGCCCGCGCCTTGGCTCTGAAGAAACTCCCCGGCGTCGCCGGTATCGGTCCAATGCGGCGGCGTGCCCCCGATGAGCACTGCGCCGCCTGGATCAGGAGCGATGGCGCCAATCTGCGTCGGCCCGCCGAAGAGCAAGCTATAGGGCGGGAAGAACGACGTCCCCGTGCCGCCGTCTTCGATCGATACCGGCGTCGGCAGATGGGTGAACTCGGCGGTCTGACTGAGCTGGAGCTTGACCGTCACCCCGGCCTGGACATACGGCGACCACTCGCTGCCGTCAGGCGGGTTGCCCTGCGGCAGCTTCGAGATCGGCGTCTCGTCCTGCGGCGTCCCTCCGGGCGCCGGGTCTTGCTGCACGGTCCAGTCGGCTGGCCCAGGAACGCCAGGAATCGGCGCCGAAGGCAGCGTCGGGTCAGGCGTGACCGGCGGATAGAAGGGCTTGTTCATCGCCTCACTCGATCGTTAGCGGCCCCTGCGGCGATTGCTCGGTGATGATCGGCCGACCATCCACCATCAGGTTTCTCGGCGCGTTCGGATACGGCTGCCCGTATTCGGTCGTGATCGGATTGCCGGAGACCGGCGACGGGTCGAAGCGCGAGGCGATGAAATTCTCGGGGCGTGGATCGCGCACGGGCACCGGATCAGGCGGGAGAAGGCGCGCCTTGAGCTGCGGGTTCGGCCGGTCCGTGCAGTCGGAGCATTTGCGCATGCCCGTATTGATGAGCTTGGTGCCCTGCCATTCGTACTGGTAGCGGAGCTTGTAGAGATTCCACCATCGGCCGCAGCCATCGCAGACGCCGAAGGCGCGCGGGGCTTGCGGGTTCGTGATCGCATGGCCGGAACGGCTCGCGTAGCCCATCGGTCACCTCAGTCGTAATAGCCCTGCACCATCGGCAGGATGTAGATGTTGCCGTCCTCGGTGTCCTGCTTCGCGGCGTCGTCGTAGGCCTCGCCCGCCTGGATCTTTCGCGGCGCTTCGAGGTCCGGAGCGTAGTGAATCGCCAGCCGGTAGGCGAGCCCAGAAGCCGCCGCATCGAGCCAGCGATAGGGGACATCGAGCTGTTTCTGGGCGCGCATGACCGCGTCCATCTGCTGCGCGTAGCTCCAGACATGGACATGATAGACCATGTTGGGCGTCGGCCAGAACGTGATCGTCGGCGCGATCGTTCGGTCGTACCAATAGGACGTCGGCCGCGCCTGCTGAGCCTTGTTGGGCTGCATCGTATATTCTTGCCGCGTCATCGGCGTGATGGTCAGCTCCTGCTCGTTCGGCGGGTCGTTCAAGCCGATTGTGACGTTGAGCACCATGATCCCGGTCGAGGGCAGCGGGTAGCTCGCGACGCCCTGGACCGTGTCGAAGGTTTGCTCGCTGACCTTCCAGAGATTCGGCCCTTTGTTCGACCACGCGACTTGCATCAGGTTGGCTTCCATCCACGCCTGATGCAGATGCTCGGCGAGCACCATCGGCCCGCGAATCCGGATGCGCGACAGCGCGTTGAGCGTCACCTCGCCCAGCGAGGGAAAGAAGTTGTAGACGCCGCTCGTGTTCGACGGCTGAGTCGGCTGAACCGGCGTCGGCGGAATGACGATGGAAACGCCGCCGATTGGCGAGCCCCCGATGACAAATCCGCCAATGCTGGAGGGATTCGCCATCAGCGCATCCGCCGTGCGGTGATCGCGCCATAACCGGCCATAGTGCCAGACGCAAAATTGCCCTGTGCGGTCAAATAAACGGGCGTCGGGGCGGAGACGTTAACCCGCAATTGTCCGGTCGGGCCGCCGCTGGGGCCGGTCATGGTCACGGTCATCAAATTCAGCGGCATTCCGTTAGCGGAGGCCGTTGGAAAGGTCGCCGAAACCGTATTGAGCCAGACAGAGTAGAGGGTCGGCAGCGCCGACCCGGTGAACAGCCCGTTGCCTTGCACGTCCCAGTC